ATTGCTCGTGGTGATGGTGAGTTTGCTTCTGAGTTTGCTGAAACGTTTGGGTCGATTGGTAAGGATGGTATTGCTGGTAAGGCTGGTCAGCCTTTGGTGATGCGTTCTTGGCAGACTGAGTTGTTGAAGCATTTGTATGCGCGTGATGAGAATGGTGGGTTGTTGGCGCAAACGGCGCTAATCGGGGTTCCGCGTAAAAACGGTAAGAGCGCCTTGTCTTCGGCAGCGATTGGGTTGTATTCGTTGCTTGCTGAGGGTATTAATGGTGGCGAGGTTATTGCGGTTGCTGCTGAGAAGGAACAGGCTCGCATCGTGTTTGGTGAGGCGAAGCGTATGTTGGAGGCTACTGAGCTTTCTGAGTTGTGTACGGTTTATCGTGATTCTATTTATGTGCCGTCTACGAATAGCGTGTTTAAGGTTGTTTCGGCTGAAGCGTATTCGAAGGAAGGTTTGAACCCGAGCCGTGTGATTATGGATGAGCTTCATGCTCACCGTACTCGTGAGTTGTATGACGTGTTTTCGTTGGCTATGGGTAACCGTGGCAAGATTGCTCAGTTGGTGTCGATTACTACGGCGGGTGTGAAGACGGATACGACTGGTGAGGATTCGATTGCTTACAAGTTGTATCAGTATGGGCAGAAGGTTGCTCGTGGTGAGATCATTGATCCTGCTTTCTTTATGGCTTGGTGGGAAGCACCTGAGGATTTGGACTATCGTGACCCTGTTGCTTGGGAGATGGCTAACCCTGGGTTTGGCGATATTGTGTCAGCGGATGACTTTGCTTCAGCGGTGAACCGTACTCCGGAGCCTGAGTTCCGTACTAAGCGTTTAAATCAATGGGTTTCGAGTATGAATACTTGGTTGCCTACTAACGCTTGGGAGTCTTGTGAGGGCGATTATGTGCCTTCGCCTGATGATGAGATTATTTTGGGCTTTGACGGGTCGTTTTCTGGTGACACGACTGTAATTGTTGGTTGTACTGTCGCTAAAAGCGATGGTGAGATACCTCATGTGTTCATGGTTCGTGCTTGGGAGAAGGATGAATTGCGTGATGATGACAATTGGCGTGTAAATATTGCTGAAGTTGAGGATGAAATCCTTGCTTTTTGTGCAAAGTTCCCTAAAACTTTGGAAGTTGCGTGTGACCCGTACCGTTGGCAGCGTTCTATGGAGGTTTTAGCGGATAAGGGTGTGCCGATTGTGGAATATCCGTCTACTTCAGCGAAACGTATGGTTGTTTCGTGTGCAAAGTTCTTCGATTATGTGACTGAGAAGCGGTTAACACATGATGGTGATGCTTTGTTGACTCGTCACTTGTCAAATGCGGTCACTAAGACTGACAGTATGGGTATTCGTATCGTTAAAGAGAACCGTGCCTCTAAACGGCGCATTGATGCCGCGGTTGCAGCGGTCATTGCCCTAGATAGAGCAACAGCAGGTAGAATAGAAGAACAGGGCGTACCTGAGTTTTTCATCTAAGGGCGGTTTTATGTTTGCTACGATCCTTCAAGCCTCTGGTGTTGCACTTGTAGCACTCGGTGTTGCGTTTATTTTCCCGCCCGCTGGCCTCATTGTTGCTGGCGTTGGTGCGGTGTTGTTTGGTTTGGCTTTGGAGCGAGGTAAGTAATGCTAGGTCGTTTGGTCAATGGTGAGGAACGTGCTGTTAGTTTCCAAACCATTTGGGGATCTGGTGCAGATGTTGAGATTTCTAACGAGGCTGGTGTCATTATCGATGACAAGACCTCGATGCAGATTGTTGCTTTCTTCTCTGCTGTCAACCTAATTTCTGACACTATTTCTACTCTGCCTGTAGACACTTTTATCCGTAGGGATGGTGTTCGTAGCCCGTATCGCCCTAAACCGCAATGGGTGAATCAACCTGATGTTGATACGACTCGTCAGGCACATTATCAGCAAGTTCTTATCTCGATGCTTGTACAGGGCAACGCTTATGTACGTGTATTCCGTGACCGTGCAGGTGAGGTCGTAAACCTAGTCTGTTTAGACCCTAAAACCGTTGAGGTGACCCGTAACGGCATTGGTCGCAAAATGTATCGGGTTGATGGCGAAAAGCGTATGTTGAACTCTGAGGAGATTTTGCACATACCTGATTTGCTAGAACCTGGTGCTTTGGTTGGTACTGGTCGTATCACTCGTTTGAAGGATGCTCTTGGTTTGGCTTCGGCTTTGCAAAAGTATGCTTCTGGTTTCTTTGGTTCTGGTGCTACCGCTCAAGGCATTATCGAAGTGCAGGAGCCTTTGACTCGTGATCAGGCTCGTGAGTTGGCTGAGACCTTCGATTCACGTCACAAGGGTTGGCGTAAAGCTCACCGTACTGGTGTTTTGACTCGTGGCGCTAAATACAACAAAACTCAGGTAGATAACGACTCTGCACAGTTCATTGAGTCTCGCCGCTTCGCTGTTGAGGAAATGGCTCGCGCTTTCAACATTCCACTATCGTTTATGGGTATTCCTGGTACTCAGTCGTATGCTTCGGTGGAACAGAACGCAATCCAGTTCGTCACTCACACTCTTCGCCCATACATTGAGAAACTCGAATGGTCTTACAGCACTCTGCTACCTAACGAGGCTTTCCTAAAGTTCAACATTGACGGTTTGCTCCGTGGCGATGTGAACAGTCGTGTACAGGCTTACAGCACTATGACTACCCTCGGCGCATACTCGGTCAACGAGGTTCGCCGTTTCGAAGACCTACCTCCTGTAGAGGGCGGCGATTCACACCGTGTATCTCTAGCAATGGTTGATCTGACCGCTCAGGGCATCCCTGCTATGGAAGCCAAGGTTAACATGGCTACCAAGATGGTACAGACTGGTTATGACCCTGAAGACACTTTGAAGAAACTTGACTTGCCTCCTGTACAACACGATGGTGGCATCCCGACTACTCTACAACCGGAGGGCTAATGCAAGCACCTGCTTCTCTTGATTTGACAATGTACCAAGGTGCTTCTTGGGACTATACGCTCACTTGGACTACTACTGCTGGTACTGTGACCTCACCTGTTGATTTGACTGGTTATTCGGCTCGTATGCAGGTTCGTGAGGCTGTAAACGCTACAGCAACCGTTCTGTCGCTAACTTCTGGTTCTGGTATCACTCTTGGTGGTACAGCGGGCACTATCTATTTAGAGGCTTCTGCTGCTACTACTGCTGGTGTTGCTACTGCTGGTGCACCTACGGAACAGTTTGTTTATGATTTGGAATTGGTTAGCCCTGCAGGGTATGTGACTCGACTTGTTGAGGGGTTGTTCCTGGTTGATCCAGAGGTGACTCGTTGAGCACTATTACTGTAACTTCGTCTACTGCTGTCGTTGAGGTAACTGCTAATAACGCGGCTACTGTTAACGTGGCTGGTGCGGCTACAGCGACAGTTAATCAGAATCAGTATGTTTTAGTTACTGAGCCTACTATTCAGGGCGTACAGTCTATTTCTAGCCCTGACTTTATACAGTTCAATACTTTAGCCAATGCTACTGGTGGTGTTGGTCGTTTCAAGTGGAACGATTCTGATGGCACTATGGATCTTGGTCTTAAAGGCGGCAATGTCACTTTGCAGGTTGGTCAAGAGTCTATACAACTTGTCAAATCATCAACCAATAATGGACTACTAAACGGTAAAGCTGTTTACATAGTTGGTTCTGATGGAGGTAACATCACAGCGGCTTACGCTCAAGCAATAGGCGAAGGCACTTCGTCTAAAACCTTTGGTGTAATGACTGAGACTGCTACTGGTGGCAATAAAGCGTTTTGTACTACTTTTGGTTTAGTTCGAAACATTGATACGTCACATCTGACTGAGGGCGCTATCGTCTGGCTATCTCCAACTACTGCTGGAGAACTAACTACTGTCAAACCTTCTGCTCCAAACCATACAGTAATGATTGGTTTATGTGTTCGTTCAAGTGCACAGAACGGCGTAATTTTTGTCACCGTCAATAACGGTTATGAACTAGAAGAATTGCACAATGTCAGCATTACAAATGTGACAAATGGGCAAGCACTCGTGTATGACTCTGCTACAAGTCTTTGGAAGAACCAGAGCATTGTCAATGCACAAACATTAGTGGATAATCACGCTAATGATTCAACTCCTCACCCTATCTATGACGATATGGCCTCCCTGTCGCTTCAATTTGAGAATGGATTAATCTAATGTCATTAGTAACAAATGTGACCAATCTAGCGACTCGTGTTGCTACCGAGGTCAAAGCCCTAAGAACACTAATTAACGGCAACGCTGCCGATTTAAGTTCGCTAAACACTACAAGCAAAACAAGCCTTGTATCTGCAGTCAACGAAGTAAACACCGTTGTATCAAACAAGCCGTCAATCAACGACTTAGCCACTAGCAGCTCAAGTGTTTGGTCATCATCAAAGACAAGCACCGAGATTACTTCGGCTGTGGCTGCTGTTGTAGATGCTGCTCCTGCAGCACTAGACACCTTGAACGAATTAGCGGCAGCTCTTGGTGACGATGCTAACTACGCATCAACTATCACTACTGCACTATCGGGTAAGGCTGCTACTGTTCACACTCACGCAATTAGTGATGTGACTGGTTTGCAGACTGCTCTTGACGGTAAGGCATCAACTACTGACGTTGGTGACACCACCACTAACTTTGTTACTACTTTTGAGGCTGGTCTAATCTAGTTATGTCTCTCGTCTCTCAGATCTCTAGTCTTGCTACTCGGATTGCTACCGAGGTTAAGGCTGTACGCTCTGAGTTGGCTTCTGGATTGGCTGGCAAGGCATCTACGAGCCACACTCATGCCATCAGCGATGTAACTAACCTACAAACCACTCTTGACGGTAAAGCATCAACTTCATCACTAGATGCGAAAGCAAACCTTTCTGGTGCAACATTTACTGGCAACGTCTCTGCTCCTGCAGTAACTTGGACTGGTGCTACAAGTGCTGATGTAATCACTAACCGTATTGGTTCGGGTACTTACGAATCCAGTACCGCTACAGCAGCAGAAGGCTGGCCTGTTGCATCTTCTGGTGGATGGTGGCATCTGCTCACCTCTACACACAGCAATGCAAGCAACTACTATTCCATGCAGTTCGCTGCTGACTTTTTCAACAGCAATAACCTGTACTACCGTTCAACCAACGGAAGCGGTACTACAGCATGGAACAGAGTTCATCATGACGGCAATGCAAACGTTATTCAAGACAAGTCAGCAAACTACACCGTAGTTGCTACTGATGCTTACACAACCATTCGTTCAACAGGATCGGCAATAACAGTAACTATCCCAAACGTTTTGGCTGTCGGACAACGCATCGACTTCATTCAAGACGGTGCAGGTCAAATTACTTTCGCCGGATCAGGTATAACTTTGCAAAGCGCTGATGCTAAAACCAAAACTGCTAAACAGTATGCTGCAGCTACCGTAATCTGTGTTGCCTCCGGCCAATACCGACTCATTGGAAATCTAGGATAACGATGCCTTACTACATTACTGACGAATCACCTGACTGCTCATCATGGGCTGTGGTCAAAGAAGACGGTGAAGTTCTAGCCTGTCACGAGACCGAACAGGATGCTATTGACCAGATGATTGCTGTATCAATCTCTGAAGACATAGAACCAGGTGGAACCTACGAAGGTGACTTCCGTGAAGAGTCTCGTGCAGTAAACCAGTCAGCACCCGCATACATGAGAGCAGCAGCTCGCCGTGGACTCGGATACTATGAGCAGGGTCTTGGCGGTGACGGTCTAGTAGCCAGAACTATTCGTGAAGCCCGCGAAATGGCTCAAGGCAACGTTTCTGATGACAAATGGATTCGTATTGCAGCGTGGATTGCTAGACAC